GATTATTAACATGACTGGTAACAGCTACCGTTTAGCTCACCACCAGTCCATTACCGGCTAAAAAACTGGCGCTGAAAAAGTGTGCATTTGCTGGCGAAAAAGTGTGCACTTTACTTGACTGCTTACAATACTCTGCTGTTGCAAAGTATTTGATATTAGAAAAGTATTCGGCATATGACCTTATTTCAGAAATACCTGTTGAGGGTAACGAGAGCAAAAAAACTGTATCAGCAGTAAAAAGGCTCCTCAATGATATCGCGTTATCTAAAGGTGATGAAGAAACTTTCTGCTCTTTCGTGAGCGAATTAGCGGATTATCTCGGATATGATACCCGCACAGATCACTTAAAAAAATTGTATCGAACTATTTCTGAAGAGGGTTTTCACGTTGCATTTGAGTCTGAAAAATATCGGCATGTAGTAATTACCTTTCATTCGTCAAAAGGATTAGAGTTTGACCAAGTTGTTGTGTTTGCAGAGGATTATAGACTTTCGGATATGCCGAGCATCTATAATCACTATGTTTCCGTTACTCGAGCAAAAAGCAAGTTAGTTATAGTCAAGCTAAACAATTACAATGCAAATTGTTTTCAAGCAAACCTAACCAAGCTCTTTTCTGAAAGTGGACTTAATATAAGTGATGTTGTTTCTTTTCAGTAAAAAAGAGGGAGCGCAACACCGGGCTAACCGATGATGCGCTCCCTCTTTGTCATGCTTTGAAAAGGTGTATTAGCGGCCTTCGTGCTGCTCTACAACAAGTGCGAGTGGTTCCGCAACGGCGTCAACGCGATCGTCGACTCCGTGAAGGAAAAGGTCGGCGCGGCGATCGACTTCGTCAAGGGCATCTTCCAAGGCATCGGTTCGGCGATCGGCTCCGTCATGGACGCGGCGAAGGCCACGGTCTCGGAGAAGCTGGACAATATGCGATCGGCCTACGAGGCCCACGGCGGCGGCATCCAAGGCGCAGCAGCCGCAGCGATGGAAGGCGTCAAGGGCTTCTATACGGCGGGCTTCACATTCCTCGACAACCTCACAGGCGGGAAGCTCACCGCGATCAAGGACAAGTTCGTCTCCGGCGTCACCAACATCGCGCAGGGCGTCGGCGAGCGGTTCACCGCAGTCAAGACGGCCTTCTCCAACGGTATCGACAACATCAAGACCACCGTGTCGAACGCGGTCACATGGTTCTTTACCTCCGGGCAGCGGGTCGTCCAGACCTTCGCGAACGGCATCTCGAACGCCTTCCATTCGGCGGTTGACGCCGTGAAGGGCGGGCTCCAAAAAATCCGCAATATGCTCCCGTTCTCTGACGCGAAGGAAGGGCCACTCTCCACGCTGACCCTCTCGGGACAGCGCACAATGACCACCTACGCCCACGGCTTGACTCTCGCGCAGCAAGCGCCCGCCGAGGCGATGGAGCAGGGCCTCAAGCGCACAAAGGCAACCCTCGAGCGTGAGCCTATCCAGAAGGCCAACATCGGCGGCGCGGGCAGCAGAGACGACACAGACGCCGAGGACAGCACGGGCCGCAGCTCCGGCAGCGGCAAGAACGTCATCATCCAGAAGCTCCTCATGCAAGTCGACCTCAAAAAGATCAAGGACTTGCAGCAGCTCCTCGCACTTCTCAAAGAGGTTGAGGACTATTGGGATGAGAAGCCGGAGCAGAAGAAGGTCTACACCTTCGAGCGCGGCGTCAACATCCTCGGCCTCAACCGGGCCGGGGGCGTGTGGGAGCTTGAGACTGTCTCCGCTCCCTTCGTCAAGCACTCCCACAAGATCAATGTCATCCATCCGCAAGTGAGCGGGGAGTTCGAGGTCTCAAAGGTCGTCTCGGCGACCAATGACTCCGGCTTCATCCGCACCTACATCTACTTCTAACACCCAGAAAGGAGGGGTGCATCGTGCTTGAGCAAATGATCGCGGCAGTCCTCAAGAAGTCCATCGCCGCAGACTATCCGCACTTGAAGCTCCCCACCGTCGTCTACGCAAGAGTCAGCTCGGCGTCGAAGCTCTCCAAGACATACGAGTACGGGGACATCACCGTCGAGCATGACGCGACGTGTGGAACCTTCCACGGAAAAGTAACCCTCCCGTGGTATCGGTACAACCTCACCGTCATCGACCGCTTCGGCAACGATGACAGCAGTTTCCCAGCACTCCCTGGAATTGAGTCTAAGAAACAGTTCCAGATCGGGGCAATCGTAGCGATCGCGCTCCCCTATGGCGATCTCACCCCGGCAATCATCGGGGAGGTGGTTCTGTGACGGGTCTGACCGATACCGACATCCGACTCAACGACGAGTGGCAGCTCACCCAGGCAGCGGACGGAGACGCCCCGCTTTGCTCCGGCCTCGATTGCCTGTATCAAAACATTGCCCTCGAGGCGCTCACCCAGAAGGGCAGCGTATTCTATGACCCGGACTTCGGATGGAGCCTTTACGACTTTATCCAGTCGGAAGACGATGAGCTCACCCGCCTCGAGATCACGCAGCGGGCAAGGCTCGGCCTACAAAAGCGGGAGGTCATCCTCCCCGAGAGCATCGAAATAAGCATCAATTTTAGAGACGACGCCTTCCGGCTTCGCTGCTCCTTCCAGTTTGACGGAGAGAGCTCGAGCCGAGAGCTAAACGTCGTGATCGACGCGGTTGACGTGGAGGTGGTAACAGTTGATTGACAAAGAGATACTTGACGCAGTCCTCCCGGTTCCCGATCTTGAGGAGCTGAAGGACGCCAAAATCGAGGAGCTGAAGGAGGAGGGCTTCGCCGTCACCAACTTCCACTCGGGCGGCGTGTTCTACACGCTGCTTATGATCGTCCTCCGTATTAAGATCGAGCTCATTGAGCTCGGGCGGTCTGTTCTGAACAACATGACCGTTACCAACTCCTCCGGCGCGTGGCTTGACCTCAAGACCGCAGACTACGCCAAGAAGCGTAAGAAGGCCCAGAAGGTGCAAGGGCTCGTCACCGTCAGCAGAACAGACCAAGACGGCGAGGCGGTCAAGATCGCGAAGGGCCACGTCTTCAAGACCATCAAGGACGTCAACGGCGAGGAGCTCCGCTTCTTCACCCTTGAAGCGTCCGTCCTACAAAAGGGAGCCCGGGCGGTTGACGTTCGGGTGGAAGCCGAGTCCGAGGGCTCCCGCTACAATGTCCCGGAGGGGCAGATCACCCGCACCCTCACCTACATCGGCAACGTCACGATTAGCAACGGCAAGGACTGGATAACCCAAGAGGGCAGCGACACCGAGGACGACGATAGCCTTCGGCTCCGCAGCCTCCGCTCCTGGTCGGAGCTGGGGCAGCGGGCGACCGAGGACGCCTACATCAATGCAGCGGAGGCCGTCCCCGGCGTCCTGTTTGCACAAGCGGATTGCGACCACCCTCGCGGGCAAGGCACCGTCGACGTCATCGTAACGGGCACGGCAGGAGAAGCAACGGAAGGACTCCTCAATTCTGTCCGAGAGGCCGTCTCCAAGATCGCGGGCCCATACGACAACATTCTTGTGAAGTCCTCCGTCACAGTGGCACAAGACATTGACGTCACCATCACCACCACCGACACGGCCGCCGACGCCGAGATCACGAACCGCGTGAAGGCCGTGCTCGCCGAGCTGCTGGCAGTCCGCAAGGGGCGGCGGCTCTACGAGCTGACTCGCTCCGACATCAACCTCACAATCCGCAGCGGCTACAGCGCGGCCACCAACGCCGAGATTACCACGCCCGCCCAGGACATCAAGCTCGACAAGGACAAGGTCATCACCCTCGGAACCGTCACCGTAACGGTCGAAAGGGAGTGATCGCATGAAACGGTTTGACACCTTCGGCGAGTATATGACCGACCTCCTGTTCGGCCCACTCAAGAAGGGCGCGAGGGCGGTCAATCAGTTCCGCATCTTCTTCAAGGTTGTTGGGCGGGAGTTCGACGACATCAAGCGAGTCATCTTCCGAGTCCGGGATGAGGCCAACGTCGCGAGCGCGTCAGAGGTCATGCTCCCGGTACACGGACAAGATCGAGGTATGCCCCGGCTCGAGGGTGAGAGTCTGGAAGCCTACCGCACGCGCCTCTCCATGAAGGGGCTCGTCGCGGAGTGGGGCGGCACCCGGCAAGGCATACTCTACGCACTCACGGCGCTCGGCTACGAGGAGAGCTATATCGAGCCCTTCTCGCTGACAGACCCGGACAGGTGGGCGGAGTTCATCGTCTTCCTCAAGGGCTCCAAGCAGAGCGGCATCAATAACCTCACCGTCATCGACGCCGAGGTTCGCAAGGTCAAGGAGGGCAGCAGCAAGCCCTCCTACGGCGCGGAGGACGGGGGCGTCATAGAGATCACCTCCGAGGTGCAAACGGGCCTCTCACGCTATCCACGTTGCGGAGAGATCGTTTGCGGAGTCTGGCCTCATGCGGCAAACATCGGCTACCTCATGGCCTCCACGGTCAAGATCAGCGGCGGCGCAGACTCCGGCCTGGTCGAGTTTCCGAAGGTGGGCACGATCGCAGCCTCCGAGAAGTTCTTCCAGTCTTGCGACTTCATCATGTACGAGGGGCTTGCCTCTGACATCGTGGCGAGCTCCCAGGACAGCAGCGGCAGCAAGGTCTATACCAGATGTTCACCCGAGACCTACTGCTCACCCAACACTACACGGGAAGGAGGAGAGAGCTAAATGCCGAAAACACTCACACCGATCGGCGTGCAGAAGATCGGGCAGCGGTTCGCCGACTCGGTCGATCATGCAGCCTATACGCTGAACGGCCAACCGAAAACGGTCGCGCCGTTCCGCAAGATCGTCGAGGGAGAGGCCGCGAAGGTCTACATCTACTTCGACGATACCGTCACGGGCGAGGTCGCGAACGTGCAGCTCGTCGACACTGACGGCGACGTCATTTCGGAGACCGACCGCGCCTTCACCAAACCGCCGAGCAAGGGGCTTTACATATCGGGAGAAAAACTTCCGGCAGGCGGTCTCCTGGTTGCCCACCGGCGTACAGCTGCGTACCGATGGACCGGTCAACACCACGCACTTTGGGCGCAAAGATCTCCTGGTTGCGCCGTTCGATCTCCTCTGCCTGCGGCAGGCGGCGGAACACCGAAGCTGCTCTGCCACCCTGGGCACGATCCTTGCTGCCCTGGGTCATTCCCTCCCGCCCAGACCTGGCGTCACCGTCCTGACCGCCACCAACAAGACGGACTCCATGGACACCGTGTTTGCAAACTACGATGCCCAGACCTATGAGCCCCGGGAGATGGTGGTCATTTTAAATAACGATTCCGCCGATCTCGGTGCGTGGCGGGAACGTGCGGCCCAGTCGAAAAACGTCACCGTGCTGCAGGTCCCGGAAGCG